GTGCACCTCGCTGTGTTAGAGCCTGAGAAGTTTCAGGAGTTAAACTTCGTAGATGTACAGAGTAGAAACACTAAGGCGTTCAAAGAGGCACTTAGTCAGAACTCTGAGACATATACAATAAAGGAGTACAATAATGCTATGTACCTAGCTGAAGCAGTCGCCAACAATAAACACGCTACTGAGCTGTTAGATGGAACTAAGAAGGAAGTTCCAGCAGCAGGGATGTTGTTTGGCAAGCCATTCAGAGCTAAGGCAGATGCTTTAGGTTCAGGGCGCATAGTAGATTTAAAAACGTGCCAGAACATAAATAAATTCCATTGGAGTGCTAAGGACTATAAATATATGTGTCAAGCGTATATCTACTGCCAGTTGTTCAATGTGGATTACACTGACTTCTTTTATATAGCAGTTGACAAGGGAACTAATGACATTGGAATCTTTGATATGTCAGAAGAATTTTATAACTTAGGCGAAAGTTTGGTTGAGCAAGCAGTTGAGGTTTATACTAACGAAATACAGAACGGTATGAACGAATTGCACAACTATACGATTAGAGGAACGCTGTGATAGAAGATGACTACAAATCAATAATTGAAGACCATAAAGACAATTTCCTTTTGTCTCTAAGACTTGGAGTGCTACGAGTAGATGAGTTAAGACTTCTACTCGACCACTTCAGGGAAATGGAAGACTACGAAATGTGTCAAGGTATTACGAACGCTTACGTTGAATATAAAAATGAATTAGATGAACATTGACTTTGATATATTAAGAGATATTACACAAGAGGTTTGCAAGGTAGACCCATTAAAAAACAATAGAACTAGAGAGGTTGTATATGCACGAATGATTATGTATAAAGTCCTACAACAGTTCCACAGATACAGTTACACTGCGATAGGCAGGATGTTTAAAAAGAATCACGCCACTATATTGTATAGCATTAACCAGTTTAATAACATTGTTAAGTCAGAGGATTGGGTTAAAATTAGATATCATACAGTTGTCAGTGAGTACACAAGAGAGATTAGTTTACAGAATGAAGCCATCTCGGATGTTTACCTAAAGAACAAACTTCTTGAATCTCAACTTAGTTCTCAGAGAAGAGTTATAAGAGAGTGTAAAGAGATATCTGATATAATTGGAGACTTGCCCAAAGACAAGGTAGAGCAGATTACTGACAAGCTTCGTATGTTAGTCGAGGTTGCTAAACAAGAGATAAAGCCTCGTAATCAACAAACAGAAGTATATCAATCAATATCTTAATATGGCGAATAGAAGACGTAAAACAAAAGAGGAGATAGACAGGGATGTGAAGTTCATCCCTATTCCTGAATGGAAAAACACTTATCAATACCACAGAACCAATAAGCGTTCTACATACGTTGACTTAAATAATAAACGATGAAGCAAAAGAAATGGACTCAGGCTCAAAGGATAGCTAATCTGGAGAAAGCTACTTCTAATCTCTATATGATGATTCAGGCGATAATTGACAAGTTGCCTAAAGAAGAAAACACTGATGAAAAAAAGTAGTTACTTTAATTAAAGGTGGCGTATGTCTGAAGAGCAAGAGTTTAAGAAACAGGGAGTTATAAGCTCCAAAACACAGAAGTGGTTAGCTGACAAGAAGCGTAAGGAGGAGGAGGCTAAGAATAGTCCTGCGCCTAAACCTAAATCAGAACCAAAGGCAAACAAGCCAACTATTGTAAAAGAAGAGCACCAGAAGTATTCTGATGGTCGCAGAGGTAACGGAGCTGTTAAGGGAGTGTCAAGAGGACAAGGGCGCAAGCCTAAAGCTAAAGAGGAGGAGATAAAGAACTTCGCTCTTGGTTCAATGAAACGTGCCTTTGGCAGTGAGAAGAAGGCTTGGGAATCTCTAGCTAATATGAGTAAGGATTCATTCCCACACTTGAGACTTCTTTGGGAGTACAAGTATGGTAAGCCAAAAGAACAAAAGGATTTAAATGTAAAACAGGAGGTGAACATTCCTGTAATCTCATTCCTTAATCCAGAGAATACTATTGATATTGAATCCGAAACACAAGACGATGGCGAAGAAGATAAAGCATAGTTACTCTCCGTTCTTTAATGGAAGGACAGAAAGCGATTTCGATTGCGTTGAGTATGAGGTTGGTAGAGATAGGTGTAGTGAGCAATGTGAATTTTGCAATTTAGACCCTCACACCAAACGATGAAAAATGTTCGGCTCAATCCTAAATATCACTCGGTATTCGAATCTCCATCCAGATACCATATATGTACTGGCGGTAGAGGTAGCGGAAAGTCTTTTGCGATAAATACCTTTTTGGTATTGCTCACTTACGAAAAAGGACATAAGATACTTTTTACTCGATATACTATGACTTCAGCAAGTATGTCTATTATACCAGAGTTTCTGGAGAAGTTAGACCTTATGGGTATTGGCGGTAACTTTACTGTCACAAAGACTGAAATCATAAACAACCTTACAGGGAGTAGTATATTCTTCAGTGGTATCAAGACAGCCAGTGGAGACCAAACTGCAAAGCTAAAGTCCATTCAGGGTGTCACCACATTCGTATTGGATGAGGCGGAGGAGCTTACAGATGAAGAGTCGTTTGATAAGATAGATTACTCTGTAAGAGCGATGGGTACGCAGAACAGATGTATCTTAATTCTAAACCCCACTACAAAAGAACACTGGATATATCAAAGGTTCTTTCAGAACAGAGGTATTCCAGATGGTCACAACGGAGAGAATGAGAATGTGAATTATGTACACACTACATACTTAGATAACAAGATGCATTTGTCTGAATCATTTGTGGCGCAAGTGGAGGATATGAGAACGAGAAGACCAGATAAATATAAGCACCAGATATTAGGTGGCTGGTTAGATAGGGCTGAAGGAGTTATATTTACTCACTGGCGCATTGGAGAGTTCGATGACAATCAAGATACAATCTTTGGTCTCGACTTTGGTTTCTCAACAGACCCATCAGTACTTACTGAAATTGCAATAGACAAGACACGCAAAATAATATGGATTAAAGAGCACTTCTATAAGGCAGGTATGTCTACCTCCAACATATTCGAGATGTGCCGTAGAATCGCAGGAAAACAGCTTATAGTGTGCGACAACAGTGAGCCTCGACTAATAAGTGAGCTGAAGACTAAAGGACTCAATATAACGCCAACGATAAAGAAGAAGGGAAGTATATTGACAGGAATCGCCTTAATGCAAGATTACAATATTGTTATAGATAAAGAATCCATCAATACAATTAAGGAGTTCAATAATTACGCTTGGAAACTAAAGGGTAGTATTCCACAGGATAATTGGAATCACAGCATTGATGGTAGTCGGTATGCAATTCAATACCTACTTACTCGCTCTGTTCCGAAGGGGATGTATGTTCTTCGTTAGAACGCTCTATCTCTTTCTGTAGATTAGCAAGAGCTCTCCACGCTACTTTAGCTGAATGGCGCACCCCATCTGTATCTATTGTACCAGCCTCAAGTAAGTGGCGAGTTAGTGCATCTAATTCATCGCCAGATTTACTTCTATCCCAATGCAGAGGTTTATCTGGATTGTGTTGCTGATTTCCCATATAAGAACATTGAGCTACTTCTCTTATCGCATCAGGGAAATAATTAAGCACTCCACTGCAAACAGGTGTTTGTTTCCTTGTGAATTTAATAGGGGTCTCTGTGAATTTAATTGGGGTCGTTTCTTTTTCTTGTACATATTCTATTGCTTCATCAAAATAATCTCCTGTGAATTTAACACCCCCTGTATTTGTTTGTTCCATATCTGTGAATTTAATAGGCATAAAAAAAATACCCTACTCTTTCGAATAGGGTACTTAATAACATTTAAAATATGTACTCAATTATGAATAAAATTATTGAATTACAAATATAGAACAATTTTTTAACATTGGCTTAACATTGGGAAAAAAATTTCTGTTTATGTTTGCAGTATAACAATTTTAAATATAAATAAAATGGAAATACGAATTGATTTTGGTGGCTTTTATGGATATCACGAAGAGTATATTGACAATAGATGCGATGCGTATGGTATTGATTATGATAATGTAAATTATGCAAGTACCTTTATTAGTTATGCTTGTGAATGGCTGCATAGATTTACAAATAAGACAGGTGTTGAATTGTTTTTTGCTGGCTTAGATTCACCAAGATACTACAATTATAGTACTGACAAAATAAAAGCTAGCATATTACCTGATATGGCTACTCAATTAATGACATATATAAATGATGATTTTAAAGATTGGGCTTATCCTCAGTTAATTTCAAGGTCTGGTTTTATATCATTTTATGATGGAGTTGATGATTTGATTGAACGTGCTAAAAATGATGATGACGACAAGTCTATTTTATTGGGTATGGTGTGCAATTACTTAATGGAATTGATGGAAGTAAATGACGACATTTACGATTTAGAATATGATATAATAGAATTAAGTTAAATATAAATAATATGGAAAATAAATGGATATATATAAATGAGATAACTACGCTCCACGCTGATGATGACGGCGTATGCTTATCCAATGAATACAATTCAATTACGATTGACCCCTATACTCTGGTTGATTGGTTGCCTAATATAATTGAGTTGGCGTTTCAAGAAAAAGAGAAACGAGACAAAGAGAAAATAGAAGAACTTAAAAATATAGTAAATGAAAGAATATAAAAAATGTTGCCAAGTTTGTTGGCAAGATAACCATAAGGACAATTTCATATGTGAGAATTGTGGATTTGATTTTGATTTAGTAATAACAGAAAACGAATGGGGTCTTCCCGAAATAGATATAAAATGAAAAAATTTAAAGTAAATATTCCAACGATGGCGAATACGAGTGCGGTATTTAACGCCAATGACAAAGTAGAATTATTAAAGATAATTTGTCAGAAGTACAATATAGATATTCAGAAGCACAGAATATTTATTCGAGAAGTACAGGATAATCATACACAGGTGCAAGGATAATCATTGTGCAAGGATAATCATTGCATAATATAAAACAGATTCTTATGAAACTTAAATGGATTGAAACAATAGATGTAAATGCCAAAGAATGGTTTGACAAACAGAATGGAAATTCTTATTTCGCTGGTATTGTTACACTGAACTACGGAAAGAAGAACCAAAGAGAATATCTTATGCCTATGCAATACGGCTATGGTTCACAATATGAATATGAAGCAAAGAAGGTACTGACTGAATTCAACTGCATATCTGGTGCTGAATTATCTTCATTGTCTTATTTCTGTAGAGACAACAATATAATTCTACGAACTAGCAAACAAGAAAATTGTAAGCAAAGAGAATTGTTTGAAATTGAAAGGAGTTATAACACCAGCATAAATGCATAGTAAATTCAATACCCTGTTGATTTGTGCGCCCTGTGAATTTAATATATATAATGAATTCAGTCGGTGCGCAATTCAATGGGAATAATGAACTGACGTAATTGCATTACCTAGACTGGTTCTAAATTGTATTAATATTTGGATATGTTGGTAAATTGTCGTAAATAACGCACGCACGTTCATATAGTATATACAAGTAAGCGTAGTTATTTAGAATAGATATAAACTAAATAAATAGTCTGTTTTTGTTTGGGTTATTAACTTTTTTGTGTATATTTACACTATAATTAAAAACAACATAAAACATAATAAGATGAAAAAAGTAAACAACAACACAATTGACAAAGTAATTTTTTGGACTATAATCGGAATATTTGTACCAATGATTTTGGGCGGTATCATTACCGTAATAAATAACATTAATTTAGTATCATTTAACTTTTAATAAGATGAGAAACGATAGAGAAGATATAATCGAAAATTTCTTTATGAAATTAGACAAGTTGACATTTAAGGCGGTAAAAATTATGTGTATATTTGCACCGCTTTACATATTATTTAGATTAATATTTTAAAACACAAACAGATGAAAAAAATTAAAGTACATCAAATGACCAGTCCCCGAACAGGAAACCCTATTGCGAACCAGTTCGAAGTGTACACGGATAAAGGCGTATATTTTCAAAGCTACAAAAGTATCATAGCTTTTAAACCTCACAAGGGAAAAACACAACTGGACAAAAACTATTGGGATTATTCCCGCACTACCTCAAAATATCGTAATGAGTTTTTGAATGAAGGCATACAAGAAACGAGAGAGAAAATAAAGAGTAAAGAATATAAACTTTTAAACCTGAACTAATATGACACGCAACGATTTTGTATTTATATGCAACGAATACAGTATTTTGCCTAGCATAGTTTTGGAAGATAATTTCGTCAGGAAGATATTGAAAGATGACAACGGCAAATCTAGTATAAAAAATGAGCTATTACTTTCAACATATATAAAAGAAAATTTTTAGTGATGGCTAACAAAATACAGTTTGAACACTTAATGAAACATAAAAAAGAAATGAGACGATATATAAACTTTACATATAACAACCAACCCACCGAGACAATAGACGAGGCGAAAGACCTCACAGAAGCAAAGTACTTATTAAATGAGTACAGGTTAAGCGGTGACGGTGTATATACACTGAGCAATAAACCAACGAAATGCTGGCAATAAATTAAACAAAATAGTATTTTTCATTATGTTTTACCCTCTTCGGAGGGTTTTTTTGTACCCATATTTTTGTATGGGTTTTCTGTTATCTTGTTTTTATTCAGGATATTAATTTATTTTGATGGGTGTAATTGATATTAAATAGGTATGTTTTTCTATCGTTTTTAGCTCGTTTCTACCCTCCAACCATACCAACATACCACACAATCCCTATTAAGCCCTTAAAACGTCTCTAAATAGCCTTAAATGGCTTTATATGGGGTACTCTGCCTGTAATGATACCCCAGCAGCTAATATACCTCAACTCTATACACAGCCTACCTTCCATCTGCCAACTGAATTCAATACCCCTATGAATCTAATAGGGGGTACAATGTACTATATCATATGTGTTGCACTTACAAATTATATTCGTATATTTGTTTTATGGCAAAACGCAAGAAGAAAGTAATAGACTTAAACAATCATCCAGAGTCATTAAAGGCATTTAGCTGGTGTATGGAAAGAAACATACGAATCTACCCTATCCCATCTGCCAGTCAGTTCAAGATAGTTATTGATAATGGCGCATCAAAGATAGTTTCGCCCAAGCTGTATGATAAGGATGAGTGGTCTGAAAAGATATGGGAGTTATACAGACACTTTTACAATGGAGATAAGCTATCCGTATAATACAATGTACTATAGAGTACAGTGTACTATATATTCTTTTTACACTGTACAATGTATTCTACTATACAATGTACTATATACTATACAATGTAATATACTATACTAATGTATTATATATTGTGCCATACAGACAGTTGGGCAAACACTAACAAACATAAAAGTTAATTTAATATGGCGAATAACGCACAAATACAATTATCAGTTCCAGACGCACTTTCTGACATAACGCTCGGACAGTATCAAAAGTACTTAAAGATACTTGACCAGAACAAGAATGATGAGAATGCAGCAGAGTTTATCAATATGAAGACTATTGAGATATTCTGTAATGTTGAATTCAAAGACGTATTAAAGATTCCTTTAGCTGAGGCGGATAAAGTTCTTAGCATTATCAATAAGGCGTTTGAAGAGAAGCCTGATATTATTCGCCACTTCAAACTACTTGACGTTCCTATGGGCTTTATACCAAACATAGAGAATATATCTCTTGGCGAGTATGTAGACTTGGAATCTAACGTAGTTGAATGGGAAACAATGCACAAAGCTATGGCAGTATTGTACAGACCAGTAAATTATCGCAGTAAAGAGAAATATACTATTGCGCCATACGAACCAAGTGACGAGATATCTGAACTAATGAAAGAGATGCCACTAGATGTAGCAATGAGTTCTATGGTTTTTTTTTACGCTTTAGGGATGGAGTTGTTGAAAGCTATCCCGAGCTTTATACAGAAAAATCTGACGGAGGAACAGACGTATCTGCTCAAGCAAACTTTGGCTCAAAGTGGGGATGGTATCAATCAATTTACGCACTTGCTCAAGGGGATGTCCTTAGATTCAATGATGTCACCGAGAGTCCACTCTTCCAGTGCCTCACCTACCTAACATTTGAGAAAGAGAAAAACGAATTAGAAGCAATGATGATTAAGAAAGCATATAAACGATGAGAGCATATTACGAATTAATAGAGAAGCTAAACACATATCTTGATGGTAGTCCATCGGTCAATACAGTTACATTTGGCGACATATTTAAAGTGGACTTATCCAAACAAACTATATTCCCACTAGCGCACGTAAACATACAGAATGTAACTTTCTCTGAGCACATAATGACGTTCTCTTTGCAAGTGATTTGTATGGACATCGTAAACGAGAATAAAGATGATAAACTAGCTGCTGCCTCCACTCCATACAGAGGGCTAGACAACAAGCACGATGTATTTAACACTCAGCTTACAGTAATCAATGGATTGCAATCATCTTTGCGTAGAGGCGACTTATACACCGACAAATACCAACTTACCTCTAACGCATCTGCCACTCAGTTTGAAGACAGGTTTGAGAATCTATTAGCTGGTTGGAGTATGGATTTAGTTATAGAGACCGCCAATACGGATATGCAGCTTATTAACGCAACAGGAGACGCTTGTAGATAATGGATATAGAACTCAAAAATACCGAAGCATACTTAGAAGGTCTCATAGAGGATATGATTGAGTTCACTAAAGGGGAATTAGACAGGTCTCGCAGTAGAGGTGGATTTAACGCAGCTATTACTGACTTAGGTAATCTAGCCAACAGCTTAAAGAAGGCTGTAGATAAATCTAATGGTGAGTTTAATATGGAAGGTCTTTCTTATGCTCACGCAATAGATGACGGTACAGACGGAGGTTATAGACCGACACTAGATAAAATGGTAGGATGGGTTAGCCGAAAGGTAAAGACACTGACAGACGCAAAAGGAAAAACTCTACAGAGAACTGAATCTAACCTTAGAAGCGTAGCTTACGCCATAAGCACAAAGATTTATCGTAGAGGTATAAACAAAACAGAATACTTGTCAGCGATAGCGCAAAAGTACAATGACTTAATATCATCAAACATATCTGAATACCTCGTTGAAGACGTATTAGTGGACTTAGATACAATAATGATTGATGCTGGTTATATTAGAAAGGGAAACACTTACGAACTAAAGAAATAGAATGGCACAAATAATCAATACAAGGAGTCCGTTTTACATAAAGGTGTCAGATAGTACACTCGCAACAGCTACACTTCAGCTATACATATATGAGGGCGCAAAAGACACAACGCCTGACGCTGCGGATTTAAAGTACACTGTAACTAAATCAGAGCTTGAAAATAATAATCAAGTTGTATTTGAAATATCAGAGCTTATAAGAGATTATATTGACGTTAAATACGATGGAGAGTATGATAGCTATTGCGTGTGGGCTAATGCAGTTATAACCGCCACACAATCAACTGGAGCTCCTGTATCATCTCCCACAGTGTTCCCTAGTGATTACGCAAATCAATTTATTGCTGTAGATGGATATGGTTACTTTGAGGAGGGTGTAAATCCTGAACCAAGCCGTTCGCTTCTACAGTCAAACGAGATAATGTATCGACCAGAGGACGGCAATATAAACATTCCTATCTTTGCTGAAGACACTAATAGTGTGGCGTACTACAACAATGGAGTGATTGTTAGAAGCCAAACAATATCTGACAACGACAACACTAACCAAAAAATTCAATACATATCTGTATCAGGAAACTCAGATAACGCCACATACGAAGAGAGAGTTCTGGAGGATGGCGGTACACTTGAGTCTTCAAAATGCCTTGAGCAATTTCTAAACTATCTCGACATAGGTAAGGTAGATGAGATTGTTGTAGGTTATGATACTG